CCGTGTCGGCAACCCGACAAACGATTCCACTATGTATGCTGAGATATTAGTCATTTCCCTATTCCTATTCGCCGAGTTAGATATTAGATATATTAGTCGTATTAGTTATATTATAGGCATTCCAGCCTTTTTACTCATATCAAAGTTTTTCTCAATTATTTCATTGATATGCTTGATATGTGTAACTGGCATATTGTGTAAGTCACGAATCGTAACCCCACCTCTCATATACCAACTTAATTCTAACAAATTTTTATGTGTCTTGTCAAGTTCTTTTTCAAACTTTTTTTGTTTTTCCACAATTTCTTCACCGCTGGCGGTTGCTAACCAGCTACGGAAAAATTTACAGGATTCATCTCCAGTTTGATTGTTTCTTTATGACCGCATTCGGTCTCAGGACAAACAAATTTAAAGGTGCTGATATCTTCTGGTTTTTTCGTTATTTGCTCTACTGACTTATTGATTTTACCTACAATACTAGATGGTATGTTTCCTAGAAATTCAATAATTTGCTTTCTATCTGTTACCTCAGCATCTTTTGTACGTATCATAGAAACTGTTTCAGATAATAAATCTACATTATTTTTAGCAACACGTTCAAAACTTGCATAAAAACGTTTAGCAAGTTCTATCTCGTCTTCATTATCAAGACTTTCAGTTTTGAGATTTTGAACAATTCTTTGTTCCTCTAACTGAATGAGAGCAACCCGTGTTACGCTCTCCATACTTGGAGGCTTCATATGTATTTCTAAATCTTCATACAATATTGGTTCTATTGCTTGTACATCTGGAAATTTATTCAATAAAAAGTTAATATCAATGTTGAAATCACTTACGTTTCCACATTTACTACATTTTTGTGAATGTGTAATTTCTTTTCCATATGTAGCATATTGTACTGCTAAGAACAATGCCTCAGCATCAATATTGCATAAGTTTCTTGGATTCGGTATTGATGGACAACAACTTTTAAACAAATTAATCATAGCCTCACCGTTTAATAGTGAGTCAGGGTTTCTTAAAGTCAATTCATCAATAGCCGTCATAGGCATAACGCCTACTTCATCAATAATAGTCTGTTCTATTTCAGGATTAAATCTTCCTTTAGTAGGCAAACTTATGTAAATTGCCGGCTTTCTAAAATATTTAGTTAGCGGATTTTCTTCCATTATTAATTCCTTGATTTGATAAATACACTTATATAAATTAACTAAGTGGTTATATACGTATATTTAGACATATTATAAACTACGAAGTTTAACTTGTCAAGAGAGAAATTTAATGGCTGAAGGTGATGTTTTTATTAATGGTTTAGGTCCTGGTGTACCGCAGTGGTCCACAGAGGCTACGTTAAATCAAGTTAAAGCTATATTACAAAAAGAAAACATGCTGACTCAACAAGTAGTCAAAAGCATTGAAGCCCTTGCAAAAGGTGATGCAACAGCCAGAAAACAAGTAGCACAATCAACACAACAAGCGGCTCAAGAAAATGCTAAAGCAACACAAGAGTTAGTAGGTACTGTTAAAGAAAGTGTCGCAGAAGAAAAGAAATCATTTAATATATTTTCTAATATATCAAAAGGTATTAGTAGATTAATACAACAAGAACAACTATCACAAGAATTTGAAAAATCAAGAGCCAGAAAATTAGAGTCAATTTTAGAAAAGAAAAATTTAGCCGCTGGTATGGATCCTGCACAAGCAAGACAAAAAGCAAAATTTGATGCAGTAACACAAGGTGTTAAAGATGGTGGTATGCCAGGATTTACTGATTTATTAGGTGCGGCGGCAAAACTATCAGTTGCATCTGAAGGTTTCAATGCATTCTTAGGACAAGGGTTCGAGGATAGATTTAATCTTGCGAATGAAATCAGACAAAGTGGTTTAATGGCAGGTTTAGATATGGCCTCATCAGGTGTACAAGGATTTGCAGAAACAGTTAGAAATAGTAATTTCACATTAGGTCAAGCGGCAGAGTTTGTAAAAACTTTTTCAAGAGCGGTTGGTATAACTGGTGTTGAGGCGGCATTAGATTTTGTAAACTCTATGGCATATACAAGATTTGAAGAAGATGGTACTAGAATTTCTGGTATGATGGAAAAATTTGGTATGGACTTTAGACAAGTCAGTATAATGTCAGGTGAATATCTTGATTCATTAAGGTCAGCAAACATGTTAGGTCAGTTAACAGAACGTCAAATGCAACAAGGCATGACAGATTTTATGGAAGGCGTTCAAGCTACGTCAAATGTATTAAAAATTAGTTTAGAAGAATCTGCAAAAATGATTTCTGATAGGCTACAAAGAGATGATGTTGCAGGCTTCTTAGCATTAATGGATGACCAGAAAAGACAACAAACACAGGCGGCATTAGCCAATGTAGGTCTTAATGATGGAAGTGCATTAGGCGAGGCAATTATAAAAAGAATTGCCATGGGTGGACAAGGTTTCTTACTTTCAGATGAAAGAGCCCAATTAATGCAAACAGGTCAAGGACAAGAATTAGTAAGACTTATCGAACAAGTAGGTATGGTTGCTGATAGTGGAGGCGATGTTCAGGCCGCAGTAGCAGAATTCATGCAAGGTGCAGGGCAAATGGTTGATTCAAATCAGGGAAGTGAGGCAACAAATGCACTTATGGCAAGAAATTTTGGTAATCTACAAAAAATGTTTACAGAGATTCAACAATTTAGAGCAACTACAGATGATATAACTAAAGGCGCACAAGAGTTAACAGAACCTGATAAAGCACAAGTATTAAAAGATGATATTCAAAGAAGGGCAGTAGTAACTATTGAAGGACTTGTAACTACACAAATGCCTGCTTTTGCAGATACTTTAAAAGATTTAAACAGAGTAAATTCAGATACTATTACACTTTTGGACAAGACAGGTCAAAACTTAGCACCATTGGCAAGTGCGTTTACTGAAGGTGCTGGATTAGTTACAGAAACAACAAGAAAATTAGTAAATTCAATTTTATTTCTTGGAGAAAAAATAACTGGTGCTACTAATTCAGTCTTTGAAGGTGCAAGTGAATTATCTGGATTTGACCAAACTGGAATAGGTCTAAGAACACAAGATGCCGGTAAGGCAATAAACACTGAAGAAGCAGAAAAACAATCTAATCAACAACTTGAGATAAAAACAGGTAGAGAAAAATTGGAAGATAGCGGAGGAGTTCTAAGTTTTCTTGATAATGATGCTGAAAACATGTTTGATGAAATCATATCCGCATTAGCAAGAGGACCAAATGCTGATTTATCATCTGAGGCCTCTGAATTAGCAAGTTTAATAGGTTTTAACGATTTTAATAATAATTTTGAAGCAAATCAAAAAGCACTTTTAGATGCTATCGAGGCTGTAAAAACTACAGACGAGTTCAAAGCTGAAGGTGGTCAAGAAAAGCTACAGAAACTTATTGAAGCAATAACAATGCTAGATGGTACTTATAAATCAATCCCTCTTATCAGAGGTGAAGAAAAAACTGCTAGAATGAACGAAGAAAACATAGCAGATAGAGAAAAATTGATAGGTAAAATCGAGCAATTAATATCCACAATCAAAAATGAATAGATTGAGGTTGACAACGTATCATAGGTATGATACTATAGGAGCATAGGATTAAAAAATGAGTTGGAAAAAATATTTTAAAACATATGACGGTATGCCTGAAAAAATGCCAGCATCGACTGGAACAGGTGTAACGGCAGATGCTGATACAAAAAGATATTCCAGTTGGCTACCAGAAGTCTATCAAGGACAGCCTAATCGTGTTCAACGATATGGGCAGTATGACCAAATGGATTTAGATAGTGAAGTGAACACTGCATTAGATACTATTGCAGAATTCTCTACACTAAAAAATCAATATACAAAATTACCTTTTGAAATAGAATACCAAGAAGAGGCAACTGATACTGAAAATGATATCATTCAAAAATCTCTAAGACAATGGTGTAACTTAAATGATTTACACAAACGTATTTTTAGAATTTTTAGAAACTCAGTAAAGTATGGTGACCAAATTTTTGTACGTGATCCAGAAACATATAAATTGTTTTGGGTAGATCCTGCAAAAATTGAAAAAGTTATTGTCAATGAAGGTAAAGGAAAAAAGATTGAGGCATATTATATCAAAGATATGGACGTCAATCTACAAAGTTTAAATGTAACCGCAGACGAAAACAAACTCTTACATTCATCAGCAGGATATCCTAACAATCCTAATGTCAACGCAAACACAACTCAAGGATATGCCGCTGGTTCTGTAGGAGGAACAAGATACGTTTCGGAACAAACATCAACACCAGTTGATGCAAAACATGTAGTACATATTTCATTAAGTGAAGGTATTGATGGCTTCTGGCCATTTGGTAATTCAGTTTTAGAACCTGTATTTAAAGTTTATAAACAAAAAGAATTACTAGAAGATGCAATCTTAATTTATCGTGTACAAAGGGCACCAGAACGTAGAGTATTCTACATTGATGTTGGTAACATGCCAACACACAAAGCACGTGCCCACTTAGAACGTATCAAAAATGATATTCATCAAAGACGTATACCTTCAAAAACAGGTGGTGGTCAAAACATTACAGATAGTGCATATAATCCACTATCTATTATGGAAGATTACTTCTTTGCACAAACGGCTGAAGGTCGTGGTTCTAAAGTTGAAACATTACCAGGTGGTGAAAACTTAGGTCAAATTGATGACTTAAGATATTTCAACGATAAGTTAATGCGTGGTCTAAGAGTACCGCCAAGTTATTTAGGTAGTTTAGATAGCGATGGTAACGGTTACAATGATGGTCGTGTAGGAACTGCATTTATTCAAGAATTCAGATTTACTAAATTCTGTGAAAGATTACAAAAACTAGTTGCTGAGGAAATGGATAGAGAATTCAAAATGTTCTTAAAACACAGAGGTGTTATTATCGATAGTTCATTATTTGATTTAGTATTCAACACTCCACAAAACTTTGGTAAATATCGTCAAGCAGAAGTAGACCAAGTAATGATGAATGTATTTACTGCTATCGAAGGTGCTGATTATGTAAGTAAACGTTTTGCAATGAAACGTTTCTTAGGCTTAACAGATGAAGAAATCATGGAAAATGAAAAACTGTGGGCAGAAGAAAAAGGCACATCCGATCCTGAGGCACAAGACGGACTAAAATCAGTAGGAGCATCTATCCCAGGAGGAGACTTTGAAGGTGGTGCTGAACCTGAATTTGATGAAACTGATGCCGAAGGTGCAGATACAGAGTCAGGAGACTCACCAATCTCAGGCGCTGAAGGCGATTTAGTCTCAGATGATGAAGAATAAAGATAAATACATTTGTTAGAAACATTGGATTTTTATAATGAAGTATTCAGAGATTAAGGAAAACTATTCTCCTGAGAGAGATAAACACAATAGTATAGAGTTAGACGATACTAGAAAAAAACGTCTAACACTTTCCCACCTCAATGATTTAAGAAAGATTAGAACTTACAGAGAGTACAAGAATGACCAGAAAAAAGGGCAATTAAAAGCACAATATGGTGGTTCTGCAAAAGGTGGTTCTGAGCAACCTGAACTATAAAATCTGTCAAATTTCTTACATATATAGTGCTATAAGTACGTATTTAAAGGACATAAGTACTATTCTAAATAACTTATGATCCAGAATGGCTAAAAAATTAGCCATTTTTACACATTTCCGTAATAAACCCCAAATACCTCTATAAATACATGTGAAACAAATAGAAGTGTTTCTACAACCTTGCCACAGTTCATGTTTTGTGGCTGTATATAGATAAGGAGACGTATTATGTCAAGAAGTACACTAGAAAACGTACTAGAACTTCTTATCAACGAGGAGCGTGAAGCCGCTGAAGCCATGTTACATGACTTTATAGTAGCGGAGGCTCGTAGAATCCACGAAGAACTTCTAAACGAAAGTGACGAAGTTGTAGAAGAAGACCTTGAGGATATTGATGAGTCTTCAGACGAGGACGAAACCGTTGAGGAAGCATCGAAGGACGCACCTGAGGCAGTAGAGTCAAATGACGAAATTGAATCAGACAAAGCAGAAATCGAAAACGAAGAATTCTATGACGAAGACGAAAAATCAGAAGATGAAGCAATGGATGACCTAGAAATGGGTGATGCTGAATCTAAAGAAGGTGATATCGAGGATCGTGTAGACGATTTAGAATCAAACCTAGCTGATTTGGAAGCAGAATTCGAAAAAATAATGTCAGGTGAAAAAGATGACATGGAAGATGAAGCCGATGAAGAAGATGAGGCAGAAATGGACATGGAATCAGTTGAAGCTGATGAACCAGCAATCGAAGAAACATCAGAAGTAGAAGAATCATCAGAGGAAGCTACAGAAGATAAAGTAGAAGAAGGTTCAGAAGATGAACTAGAACTTGACCTAGAAGAATCAGAAGAAGATTCAGACGATGCGGAAGAAAAATTGGAAGAATACAAAACTCCAATGACTGCAAAAGCAGGCGATAATGGCGACAACGCTAAATCACCAGTTAATGCAAATCCAAAACGTCCTGGAGACGATTCGAGTGCGGCGCCAGTAAAAACCCACGATGGTAACACTGCGGGCGGAAAAGGCGATGCACCAAAAGATATGAATACAAAAAATGTAAACGTATCTGGAAACAGTAAAGCACCAGCAATGAAGCCGGCATCGGCATCAGCAGGTGATGATGGGGCTAACACTAAGTCAGTTTCATCGTAAGAAATACTTTTGGAGATAACCAATGACCGTTCTTATAGAAAGACTATCACATAATCAAGCGAAAGTTAAATCTCGTATTGTTGAAGGTGATGATGGTGCTAAGAACATGTTTATGGAAGGCATTTTCGTTCAAGGTAACGTAAAAAATGCTAACCAACGTGTTTATCCGGTTAACGAAATTGCTAACGCAGTGGAGTCAGTACAAAAGAAAATTGACGAAGGTTTTCCTGTACTAGGCGAATGTGACCACCCACCAGAATTAACTGTCAACGTTGACAGAGTTTCGCATATTATTGAATCTATGTGGATGGATGGACCGAACGGGTACGGTAAACTTAAAATTGTTCCTACACCAATGGGTAACATTATCAGAACATTAATCGAGTCAGGCGCTACACTAGGCGTTTCATCTCGTGGTTCAGGTGAAGTTAATCCAAATGGTGAAGTGAAAAATTTTGAGATTGTCACAGTAGACATCGTAGCACAACCAAGTGCTCCTGAGGCCTACCCTAAGGCAATCTACGAAGGTTTAATGAACATGCGTGGTGGTTACCAAACTTGGCAACTAGCACAGAATGTACAACAAGACAAGGTCGCTCAAAAGTACTTGTCAGAACAACTAATTAAGTTCATTAATGAACTTAAACTTTAACAGGAGAAGCAACAATGGCAAACGAAATCCTTGCTAATCTTCTAGAGACTGGTGTTCTATCCGAAGAGGCTAGTTCACAAATTAAAGAGGCTCTGGACAAAAAACTATCAGAAGCAAGAGAGGAGATTACAGCCGAGTTGCGTGAGGAATTCGCACAAAAATTTGAACATGACAAATCAGTTATCGTTGAGGCAATGGACAACATGCTAAACAACGCAATTCAAACTGAAATGGCAGAATTCAAATCAGACCGTGAATCTCTAATCGCAGAACGAGTTGCATATAAGAAAGCAATTTCTGAACATGCAAAACTCCTTGAAAAATTCATTACTTCTCGTTTGGCGACCGAAGTTAAGGAACTTAGAAGTGATAGAGCGAAAGTTAACGAAAATCTTGAACAAACTAAGAAATTCGTAGTTAAGCAATTATCACGTGAATTAGCTGAGTTCCACAACGATAAACGTGAATTAGTAGATACTAAGGTACGTTTAGTAGCAGAAGGTAAAGAACTACTTAACAAGACTAAGCAGAACTTTATTAAACGTTCAGCAGAATTAGTAGAGAATACAATTAAAAATTCTTTACGTTCAGAAATGAAAACGCTAAAAGAAGATATTCAAGCGGCTAAAGAAAACGAATTTGGTCGTAAGGTATTCGAGGCGTTCTCAGGTGAATTCATGACTTCACATTTAAATGAAGGCACAGAAGTAGCTAAAATGAACAAGAAGCTAGACGAATCGGCTACAAAGGTTAAAGAACTTGAAAAAGTGATTGCTCAGAAAGATTCAAGCATTGAAGATGCTGAGAAGGCAAAACGTGTATTAGAAGATAAGATTGACCGTAAAGAGGTTATGTCAGGTCTACTAGCACCGTTAGGCAAAGAAAAAGCAAAAGTAATGACTGAACTTCTTGAGTCAGTAAAGACTTCAAATCTAAAAACTGCATTCAAAAAATACCTACCAGCAGTTTTAGATGAGAAAAACGTTTCAACTAAAGACGAAACAAAAACATTAACAGAAGGCAAAGTGACTGAACATACTGGTGACCGTGAGGTAGTAACGGAAGAATCACAGTCGTCAGGAAGTGATGCCGAAATAATTCAGCTTAAGAAATTAGCTGGGTTACAAAATTAACCAGGATAATATCAGGAGAATAAAAGATGGAAAATCTTTTTGAAGGAAATAACTGGGACAACACAAGAAATGCTCTTTTAGAAGGTTTAGAAGGCACAAAACGTGACACAATGTCCGCAGTTTTAGAAAACACCAAAGTCGCTCTTAATGAGAGTGCAACTGCTGGTGCAACACAGGCTGGTAACATCGCAACACTTAACAAAGTGATCCTACCAGTTATCCGTCGTGTAATGCCAACAGTTATCGCAAACGAAATCATCGGCGTACAGCCAATGACTGGACCAGTAGGTCAGATCCACACATTACGTGTAAGATACGCAGAATCAAAAGCTGGCGTAACTGCAGGTGATGAGGCTCTATCACCATTCGAAATTGCAAACGCTTACTCAGGTGACGCATCAGCGGCACCGGCGGCAACTGCATCACTAGAAGGTGAGCCAGGATCAAAAATGTCAATCCAAGTTCTAAAGCAAACTGTAGAAGCGAAAACAAGAAAGCTATCTGCACGTTGGACTTTTGAGGCGGCACAAGATGCTAACTCAATGCACGGTCTAGATATTGAAGCTGAAATCATGGCGGCTCTAGCAATGGAAATCACTGCTGAAATCGACCAAGAAATCTTAGGCTCACTATCTGCTCTAGCAACAACTGGTGGCACATATGACATGTCAGGTTCTTTCACAGGTACACCAACATTTATCGGTGACAGACATGCCGTGTTAGCGACACTAATCAATCAACAAGCAAACCTAATCGCTCAACGTACTCGTAGAGGCGCGGCGAACTGGGCAGTGCTTTCACCATCAGCATTAACAGTTCTACAATCTGCTACAACATCAGCATTTGCTAGAACAACTGAAGGTACTTTTGAAGCACCAACAAATACAAAATTCGTAGGTACTCTAAACGGTACAATGCGTGTATATGTAAACACATATGCGGCAAACGATGACGTACTACTTGGTTACAAAGGTGCAGGCGAAATCGATGCGGCGGCTTTCTATTGTCCGTACGTTCCGCTAATGTCTTCAGGTGTTGTTGTTGATCCGGCTTCTTTTGAGCCAGTAGTATCATTCATGACTCGTTATGGTTATGTTGAACTAACAAACACTGCATCATCTCTAGGTAATGCGGCTGACTACGTATCTAAAATCGCAGTTAGCAATCTAGCTTTCGTATAATATTATATTATACTGCTAATACAGAAAACCCGGGAGCAATCCCGGGTTTTTTTGTTTCTACTTTCCTAACAAAACTGATAAATACATTTATAAATCAATTCTTTTGAGAGAGATAGTAAATGGCTGAGCAAATTAAATTTGGTGACAGATTATTCTTAAAAGGCGAAAAAGTTTTTTTAGATAGTGGTCCAACTAATAATGCTATTCTAGAGACCAGAAGTGGTACAGTAGAAATAGCAGGTAATCTTGTAGTTCAAGGTTCTACTACAACTGTAAATTCAGAAACAGTAAGTGTTGCTGATCCGTTCATGTTATTGAATGGAGACCACACTGGTGCGGCATCAGAAGATGTCGGAATAGAAATTAATAGAGGAACTGACCCAAATGTCAAATTTGGTTGGAATGAAACAACAGGAACATTTTCAACTTTCTCAGATAGTTTAGAAACAGGGTCAATATCAGCTACAAATATAGTAGCATCAGCAGGTGTTGTAGGTGATATCAATTCAGAAAATGCAATAAAAATAATTGACGTAACAGGTGATGGTACAGTTGATATAAATGCAGGTAATATAGATGGTACTGTAATAGGTGCAACTACACCAGCACAAGCAACTTTCAGTACACTTACTTGGTCTACAACAACTAATACTACAGATGATTTATCTGAAGGAACAACAAATCAATACTATACAGATGCAAGAGCAAGAGCGGCAATAAGTGTTGAGGCCGCTAGTGAACTTTCTTATGATCCTGCAACTGGTGAAATATCTTTTTCAGGTAATTATTATTCAGATGCAGATGCAAGACAGGCAATATCTGTAATAGGTAATGAAATAGGTTATGATAATACAACAGGTGTTATAAGCTATGATGCTCCAACAGATTTTGGTTCAATAACAGATACAAATGTTATTTCAGGATCTACAGGAGGAACTACAGGTTCAAGTTTACCAACAGACGTAAGTTCATTTGTAAATGATGCAGGTTATTTAACAGAAATAGTAACAGATACAACACCAAGATTAGGTGGACATTTAGATACAGACAGTTATCAATTATTCTCAAATAAAAGTGTGGATAGTCTTCTTCATTTAGACTATGGTCTAGCATCAGACAGTACAAAAGGTGTTGCTATAGCTGGAGGCTCCGCAATAAACTTATTCTTAGATAAAAATAATATACATACATCATATTTAAGTTTACATGTAAATAAAGATCCTTTAACAGATACAGTTAATAAAGCAAACTCAATATTTTCTATTGGTGAAAATGGTAATGTTACTATAACAGGTGAAATATTAGGTGCCACAACTGACAATCTACAAGAGGGTACAACAAACGTATATTATACAGATGCAAGAGCAAAAAACGTCTTAACAAATATGACAACTGGATTATTCCCATCACAGGATAATACATATGATATAGGTTCAAATGCATTTCAGTGGAGAACAATATATGGTCATACAGTAGAGGCAACATATGCTGACTTGGCTGAAAGATATGAGGCAGATGCTGAATATGAACCAGGAACTGTAGTAGTATTTGATGGAGATAAAGAAATAACAACAACCGATGTAGAAGCAGATTATAAAGTAGCAGGTGTTATTTCTACAGATCCAGGATTAAAAATGAATTCAAACGCAGGTGAAGATAGCACACATCCTTACGTTGCGTTAAAAGGAAGAGTTCCTTGTAAGATTATAGGACCAGTTAAAAAAGGTGATTTAATCGTCACATCTAAAACACCAGGATATGGTAAATCAGTAGGTGGGGCAGACATGGGACGTTCAGTTTTTGCAAAATCTTTAGTAAATAATGATGATTCTGGTGAAAAAGTCATTGAAGTTGCAATTATATAAAAATAATTCATAAACACTAAAAATCACAAATTCAAGATAAATAATGATAGATTATACAGAGCGTGTCTTTGTATTGTCTATTATTAAATCGATTTTTTATAGACGGGAGAAATAATATGGCGGCATATGCAATTCAGTTCCGTCGTGGTACAACGGCTCAACATTCATCTTTTACAGGATTGTTAGGTGAAGTGACAGTCGATACAGACAAGAACACACTTGTCGTTCACGATGGTTCTACAACAGGCGGCTACCCACTAGCACGTGAAGGTGCGGCGGCATCGATGACAACAGGTACGTTTTCATCTAATGTCTCAGTAGGTGGCACACTATCAGTTACAAATACGGCAACGTTCTCTGGTGGTGCAGATATGACGGGTAACCTAGATATGACAGGTCACATCCTACCATCTGCCAATGTTACATATGACTTGGGCTCATCCACACTAATGTGGCGTGATATTTACGTAGGTCCTGGATCTTTATACGTTAACGGTAAAAAAGTTATCGAAGATGATTCTGGAACTATCTCGATTTCAACATCACAAGACCAAGCACTTAAGGTAGCAACATCAGGAACAGGTACATTACAACTAGAATCAGCTAATGGTATTCAATTCACAGGTGAATTGAAAACTGCATCAGGCGACATTCAAGTTGGAGACCACATCGACATGAATGCTAACTTAATTCGTGAAGTGGCAACTCCATTAGTAGGTACGGACGCGGCAAACAAATCATACGTAGACGGTGCGATTTCATCAGGAGTAGGCGCAGGTACAAATGCGATATCTGGTACAACTGGTGCATTTTCATCAGACGTAACGATTTCAGGTGACTTGACAGTTTCAGGTACAACTACAACAATCAACACATCAGAAATTAATTTAGCTGATAACATCTTACTTTTAAATTCAGACGCAACTGGTAATGCAACTGCATCAGGTGGTATTGAAATTGAAAGAGGTGATGATTTAAACGTTCAGTTTTTATGGGACGAAACAAATGACAGATGGACAGTAGGTGCAGAAGACCTATACTCATCTGGTGCATTCGTTGGTAACTTAACTGGTAACGTTGTTGGTGATGTAACAGGTAACTTAACAGGTCAAGCATCAGACATTTCAAATCACACAACAAATGCTCTTACAGAGGGCACAAACAACCTATACTACACAGATGCACGTGTAAGAAACGCAATCTCTGTAGCAGGTGATTTATCTTATAACTCAACAACAGGTGTTATTTCAACACAAGGTCTAGCATCATCAGATACAGATGACCTTGCAGAAGGTTCAAGCAACCTTTACTATACAACTGCACGTTGGGACGCTAAGATGGCATCCGCAGATACAGATGATTTGTCTGAAGGTTCAACAAATCTTTATTACACAACTGCACGTTGGGATACAAAAATGGCGGCGGCTTCAACTGATGATTTATCAGAAGGCGCATCTAATCAGTATCATACAACTGCACGTGCAAGAGCGGCGGTTTCTGCAAGTGGTGACTTATCATACAATGCAACAACTGGTGTTATGTCTTTCACAACACCAACAACTATTGCATCGATAGCCAACCATACATCAGATGATTTAGCAGAAGGTTCGTCAAATCTATATCACACAAATGAACGTGTTGATGATAGAGTGGCGGCATTACTTGGCGCTGGTACAGGTATCTCATTATCTTATGACGATGCGGCTGGTTCTTTAACAATTACAAACACTCAAACTGAAACTAACGATTATGTAGATGGTGCAACATTCTCAAATGGTACACTAACTCTATCAGTTGGTACTCAGTCAGATGTAACTGTTTCTTTAGACGGTCGTTATGTCAAGATTGCAGATTCGGCTAAAAAGCACACAGATGCCTACGAAGTTTCTGCACAAGATGAAACAGATAACGGTTCAGGTGCTCTAGCAAAAACATGGGCACAATTAACTGCAGGTAAGATTGACATTGGCGGTATTGATTTTGCATCAGAAATCGCAGATTCACCTTACGCAGTAGTATACATAAACAGAATGGTCGCAAGACCAAACGAAGTAACGATTTCAGCAACAGGTCTGTCATTCGCACAAGGCGTTGTAGCAGAAGATGATGAAATTGAAGTTGTATACTTTGACGAAGCATAAAGTTTAACTTAACAAATGGTAGGGGAAATTAATTCCCCTATCAGTTCAGTTATGAACATAAGGTCGTCTAAAGACCTTTCGACTTAAGGAGACACTAATGAGCAGAAAATTTAGACACAACGGTTCTACCGCAACAACTATTGCACGTGGAACTTCATTTAAATATGATACATCTGGTAACCTAGAACAGATTACTGGTACAGTAGACACAACCACTGACGATATTATCTTCACTGGTACAAAATCAAACTTAAGACGTATTGCTGACTTAGAACGTAACGTATCTATTCTTGCATCACAAGATAGAGGTGACGGTGGTTCAGCAGTTGGTAAAAACTTTCGTGGTAAAGTTAAAATGCATAATGACCTTGAGATTGATGGTACAACGGATCTTGATGGTGCAACAAACATCAATGGTGCGTTAACACTATCAGCATCAGCACAGTCAACAATTAATGCATTGATTACAACAGGTACACAAGCAGTTATCGACGGTGCCCCAGGCGCTTTAGATACACTTAATGAGTTAGCGGCCGCACTAGGTGATGATGATGATTTCGCCGGCACAATGACAACTAACCTAGCAGGTAAAGTTGCAAAAGCAGGTGACACAATGTCAGGAAACCTAGATATGGGTGGTAACGACATCACTAATGCTGGTACACTAAACGGTGTTGCAACATCGGCTCAATATGCCGACCTTGCAGAACGTTATGAAGCAGACGGTGAATACGATGAAGGTACAGTAATGATGTTCGGTGGCGAAAAAGAAGTTACAGCCGCTGAAGGTTACGGTGCAGGCAAGATGGCAGGCGTTGTTTCAATGAAACCAGCATACTTAATGAACGAAGGCGCAGGTTCAGATGCAACACATCCAGCAATCGCATTACAAGGTCGTGTTCCAGTTAAGGCTATGGGCAAAGTAGAAAAAGGTGACATCATGGTTGCCTCAGACCACAAAGGCGTAGCAGTAGCATGGAAAGAAGATGCAGACCCACGTTGTACGGCATATATCGGTATCGCAATCAAAGATAAAATCGAAGAAGGCGAAGGTATGGTCGAAATCAAAGTTGGTAAGTAATCTTATCTATATATTTTAAAGAGAAGGGCGTCTTTATGGCGCCCTTTTTTATGAGAAAAAGTTTTTAAGAGTTCTAAGCAAAGATCCACTTTCTTCTTTAGTATAATTTTCTTCAACCCATTCAGGAAATTTTAAAAACAATCTTTTCCATTGTTTCATTTCAGTATGCGTATCTAATACTTTTTTGTGATATTCACTTCTATTAGAAAATCCAAGTTCTTCTTTTAAATTGTTTATTCTAACTTTACATTGAGTTAAATCTTCTAAATCTCTTTCTACGGCAAATAATATTTCTTCAAAAGCCTTTTTATCAGAAAATTTTTCTATTAAAAATTTATGGTGTTTATTCTTTGGTTTTCCGTCATAAAGAAACATAATCTCTTGTAAATCATAATACAATGCTTTGATAGGATTTATTGTTTCTCTATATCTTTCAGTAACTTCTTTAATGTGAAACTTGTCATCATCAGTAGCCATTTTTTCTAATACACTTAATGCTATAATATTAATTTTTTGTCTATTGGCAGTTACTTCTTTTTGTGAAAGTTGTTTTACTTTAGTTATAGTTGCATCTATAACTTTTTTAGTATCTTCACTTTCTCCTTTTTTGAGATAGTCGATATAACTAGGCGTGGCGGTATTAATGACCTCCTTGAGTTCTATAGTCGTTTTATTGGACTTTAAAAACTCAATACAGTCACGTATAAATTTCTGTTTTTTGAAATCTATAATATCCACTACTGTCTCCTCTATACTATTTAATAGAATTCCTGAGGATTAGAGTGACGATATAATATCTCTAATTACTTTCAGTTTGTTCTTTTTGAACAGTGTTCTTCTAGTACCTGGATGCAGTGGCTTTGGAAAGTACTCATGTTCGACCCAAGCATATCCTCCACTCTCATGATTTAATCTTGGAATGAATTCTTTTTTAATAACTATTACAAATGAATAATAACTAAAGTCTTTATTTCTTGAATGATATTGATCCAATGGATATATTTTCACAACATCTTTTTTAATGTTAACTCTCAATTCTTCACAAACTTCTCTAAGAAGTGCTTGTGAAATATTTTCATCCTCTTCTACTTTACCACCCCAAAATCCCCAATTTCTAGGGTGAGAACTATGTTTGTCTCTTTGTTGTAGTATTATTCTTTTAGTGTCTTTTGCTATTATACATGCACCTGCGGCTTTTATCATTTATACTAACTTTCTTATTGTAATAGTTCAAGTCGCCAAAAGCCTGCATCATATATTCCTTGGAAAGTATCACTCCACTCTCCGTTTTCAAATTTAAATTGTTGTCCTGTAAATGTATTTGTGATATATGCACGTAAGTTATAAGAACTAGCCTCAAATGATTTAACCCATGCTGAACCGTTATATTCTATAATATCGTTCATTTCTATATCTATACCCCATACACTAGTTGACTTTGCAGAAGTTAAAGAAAGATATCTTTGTCCTACTGCTGGTTGTGGAATACTATTGAAACCTGGTCTGGCTGTTTCAGCATCTATTATTCTGTCTACTGCATTTATAGTATTAGTAGGTAAAGTATCTTTATCTACTGTGAATGCTAGATACTCAGGATCATTAGTGCTACTTAGAGTACCAATGATATCTGCATCTAAGTTTTCTAATTCACCATGATATTTAAGTCTAAGTCTTGATATGCCATCATCAAGATTTCCATAGTATTTTAAAACGTCTTCCCATTTTACACCATCATCATAATTACCATTTCTCAATACTTGACACATATAATCTCCGTTAGTTTCTGTTACTTTTAGTGAAAAGTTTTCAGGTGTAACTATTACACTTGATTGTTTTTGTAAATCACTAAAGAATTCAAAAGCATCTGGATCATAATCTAGTGTATCTAAATCTGTATAATTGTAAATGTTGTGTATAATATTTCTAATTACGTTTTGTCTTGTTACTTGTGCTGGAGGATTAATCCAAATTGGTATTTGGAAAAACATTGTTGCAATATCTATTTGGTCTTCAACACCTGCCGGTATTGCTCTAGTTGTCCACTGAATATCTGTAAGTTCTACAGTAGTAATAGTAGTCCAATCTACAGGGTTATCGTTGTGTTGTATTTCTAGTGCTGGATTAAACAGTACTAAAATCTGTTCCATAAGTTGTAACTTTTGGTCAGTATTACTTGTCCAAACATCTACTTGCATATTTAAAAGATAAGGGACAGGCATAAGTCTTCTTACATTAAATCTATTACCTGTTTCATTAACATATTTTTGTTGGTTTTCATCAAATTTTCTTTCTGTAACTGATACTGCATCGTTAAAAAATGGTTCTTGTACTCTTGCTCTATCTGGTTGTAAACTTTGTATCCAGCATCCAATGAATGGTGCAGAGTTAACTATATTTTCAGAATTACCTTTCATGATAGTAGCGGCCATACGAGATATATCGCCATAACGTGCTGGTACACGAATGAAATAATCAGTTGTACCGTCATTCATTTTCTTTCCTGTTTTTACGCTGAACCCACTGAATAATCTTATAAACTGTAAGATATATCTTCTTATTTGTTCATCATAAAAATGAGTTTGTTTTATTGCCATCTTAGTCTACCTTTGGTTTAATTGCTTTTGATAAATTAACTTTACCTGCAATTACAGTACCATCTTCTAATTTAACGACACCGTCATTATTAATAAATTGATGATGCAAGTGATGTCCAACTTCCCAACCACCATCACTGTCTTCAACTTTGTACCATTTATCATCTCTATACTGAAATAGTCTAGCAGGTGAATAATCTGTACGTAAGAAGTATGTGTATTCTGCTGGTTCATTAGGAAACTGTGTACCACTGGCAACTGTCGCCATATCTAAATCTTTAGGATGTGTTCCTTCTTCTACATATTGTAGATTGTTTGTTCTGTAATCCCAATATCTTCCTGGAACATTCTCTTGAGCCTCTTCAACAATAGCATCATTGATTTGAAGTTCTTTATTGTAAGTAGACAAGATGTTTTTTAAATCATCTGCCTCTTCACCTGTTCCAAGAATATCTGAGTATTCTTGTGTATCTTGTAATTGTTTAGCACGTACACGCCAAATATGTGGCCACCAACCTGGATCAAAGCCTTCTGCGGCCTTTGATGCATCTTGTACCACCCAATATTGATTTACAGCCGGAGCATCCTCGTCAAGTAACAAGTCTTCTCTCATATGAGGAAGTTCAATTACATCACCAGTCATTAACTTTCTTCCCATCTTTTCAACCATATCATTTAGATGTAGTGTAAAGATAATTTGGTCGTTCCCTAAGAACATACCAAATTGAGATAAGTCCATATCTTGGTCTGTAACAGTATAGACACCACGTAAGTCATAGATGTTATCGTCATATTTTCTATCACGATTTTCCATGAATAGCAAGTCTTGAATTGCTGGTTTTGTAGGGTCATAATTTGGATCAGTTGTGTCTTGTGATCCTAAATATTTATGGACAAGTAGTGAAGTTCCACCATGTTCAAAGTGGGCTTTCACTGTTTTATCTATAAACTTATAATCATTTCCCTTACGTGGGTTCCATAAACTTAATCTTGGCATATCTTTTTCCTTGACTTCTATACGTATTTATCTTATTATAACTAAATAGATTTAAAGGGAAAGAGCATGAACTACGATAATAATCAAGGCTATATTGTTGTAAGAGACTATTTACCAAGTTTTGCAATACAACAATTCAAATTATGGGCATTAAATCCAGAAAGAATTCATCGAGGCAACGCATGTGACGGGAAATATTACGATTCACATGAATTAGGTAGAGAATATGATGTTTGGTGGACTACAAAACCACCGTCTGAATTTTGGAAACCTGTAGTTTGGGGATTAGTAAGTCATATTGATGCAATATTTCAAAAAGGTGCATGGGGAATATATGCAGTTGATTGTATTACAACAAGAGGTGGATCCTCAAAAGTTTATGCACATATCGATACTCCTTACAGATTTAAAGAATTTAATCAATCAGATAGAGTATTAGGAGTACAAATAATTATACCACTAGATCCCTTTACTTTAGAAAATGGCGGTACTGCATATTTGCCTGGATCACATCTAGAAAAAATTGATTTTGAAGATTTGGAAGAGAATCGAGAAGCCTACAACGAAAGACTCTTACTTGAAGGACAACAATTTTTAGCTAAACCAGGTGATGTATTAATGTACGATGGTAGAACATTGCATAGTACTATGCCTAATCATTCCAACCAATTTAGAAGTGCCTTATTGATAAATGCTTTGCAAAAAGACATCATGGAAGATGTAAAACTTCTTGATAACAACACGGATCAAGTTAAAACTTGACAAAAATCGAGTATTGTTGTTAAATAGAAATTATAATAAATTTGATTCGTAACAACTTATAGGAGTCCTTTAATGGCACTGGCAAAACGAAAGAAAAACATCAAGAGAGCCTCACCTCGTAGAGGAGCAAAACTTGAATCACCTAAATGGGAAGGTTGGGAAACCTGGACGGGTGAAGTATTTCATCGTAAACATCAAGCCGCTAGAGAGTTTTATTATCAAAACTATAAGCCAGCAGATTTATATCCTTTTGCTATTCAGTGGATGGAAAAGAATGGATACACAAAAGAAGATATTCGTTGTGTAAAATCTGCACCTGATTATGAATTAAGTATTACTGCGGCTATTTCTTGTAAGTTGTTACTAGACGGAATGCCAGACTTCAATCAAAAAGAAGATGATTATTGGCAAACACTTGCAGGTACAACAGGACATATACAACCAGCTTCCAACTTTATCAAACAAAGAATAGAAAAAGCAATGGAAAAGGGTAAGTTAGTAAAGCAAGAAAAAGACGAAAAAGAAAAAGAAGAACAAAAGAAAAAGAATGTACATAGACCTAGTATTCAAGAATTGCTACGTTTGAAAGCATATTCAATGACTAATGATATTGATGATTTTATCAATAGTTTTGAAATGACTACTGGTGCTTTGAAAACTTTTAAGCCTTTAAGTCTATTACGTAAAGTAGAGGCAAAAGCAAATCATGCCAAGATAATTAAAGAACTATATGAGGGTTGTTTTAAAGAATACGATGAACTTATCAATCCGCCTTCAACAAAAAATATGACCGAAAAAGAACTTGATTGGCACAATCAATTAATTGAAGGTTACCAACATCTAGAAAAATCTGAAATCAAAGCAATGCATGAAATGTACAAATCTATTGTACAAGCATGTGATATGATTATAGCTAATGCAAAATTTGACCGAAAGCCTCGTAAGAAAAAACCCGTTAGTGCAGAAAAACTAGTTAAAAATCTTAAGTTTTGTAAAGAACATACAGAATCAGGTTCAGTAAGTATCAATCCTATAGAACTAGTAGGAGCCAATATAGCAGTTGTCTATAATACAAAGACACGTAAAGTAGGTGTCTATCATGCAAGTAGTGTTGATCCAATGGGTCTAGGAAGAGAAGGCTCAGGTCTTAGTGTAAAAGGAACTACAATGATACGTTTCAAAGAAGATGAAAGTCTACAAAAGACACTACGTAAGCCACAAGAGCAATTACCTATATTTAAAAAGATAACAAAACGTTCATTAAATAAAGAGTTTTCTGCTATCAAATCTGTCGAGACTAAGATGAATGGCAGAATTAACGAACATACCCTACTTCTTAAGGTTTTTTGATAAATAGTTCAGTAGATACTGACGAGTATCACATTTAAAGATAATAATTTTATCCCGGGAGAAGTTACATGAGCGATAAGAAAAGATTATATTTTGCAGAAGTCACTATTCCTGATGCAGTAAAAAATGCACATGAAGGAATTGATCCTGCAGAAATCTTAAGAATCAAATTAGATGAATATATTGCTGATACCGGCACTAAATCATCAAGACAGTTAAAAGAAATGGTATACGAAGATATCAAAATCTATGGTTGGCATCCATCAGATGCAAACAAAACTGCGTACACTATTACATTTATGAATGCAAGACACCATGACGTTTACAATTATCACGTTCCAGCATTTAGAGAATGGCTTAATGAGAATCATAGCATTACATATGATTACGAAACATATACAGACATTCCATATGAAGTATCAACTATTGACAACATAAATGGTTTTGAAGTAACACATGAAGGTCATAATATGAACTATGATGTTGCAAAACATAAAGCATTTATGGAAGACATGCCAGTTGCACGTGGTTATGAACTAAACTAAAATTAGCTAATATAAACAATTTAAAGACCCACTCTTAGGAGTGGGTTTTTTATTACCTCCTCAAAATGATAAATACATTATATTGGAGATAATCAATGCCAAAGAATAGCAAAGTTAGAAACGAATTAATTAAAGAAGTAAGATTACTGCTTGGTGACGGCATGGTCGATATTGAATTAGACCCGGATCATTACGATTTAGCAGTTGAAGTTGCTATATCTAAAATTCAACAAAGATCCGAAAATGCAGTTGAAGAAGATTTTTACTCAATAGAACTAAAGAAAGATGTAGATGAATATACACTTCCAAAAGAAATAATGGAAGTTAAACAAATTTGGCATCGTTCTTTTGGTCATGGTATATCAGGTGGCGTTGATATGGATCCTTTTGAACTAGCATATGCTAATTCATATTTCTTTTTAAATAATCACATTGGTGGTATCGCTACATATGATGCATTCTCACAATATCGTGAGGCATTAAACAGAATTGCGGCTACTGATATTCAATTCATTTGGAATCCAACAACTAAAAAGTTAAAATTATTACGTAAAATGAGGGCAGACGAAATGGTATTATTGCATGTTCATCTTGAAAGACCAGAAGAACAATTAATACAAGACCCTTATTTAAAATCTTGGATGAGAGATTATACACTTGCATATTGTAAGAAGATGTTAGGCGAGGCGAGAAGTAAATTTGGTTCATTACCAGGCGCTCAAGGTGGTGTTACATTAAATGGTGATGCAATGAAACAAGAGGCAGATGTCCTACTTGATAAATTAGAAACTGACTTGCAGACGTACACTGACGGATCTGCTCCTCTAGGATTTGTAATTGGATAATTCATCAGCATGTTCATTGTTATGGTCTCATGCTAGACTTAAAATAGATGGCACTGTACTACCTTGTTGTTTTGTAGAAGAAAATAATATACCAAATATTGACGAAGTACCCAAATTATCAGATGGGTTACATAACGCATTTAATTCTAAATTTTTTAATGACGTAAGAGATAAGATGTTGAAAGGTGAAAGACTTTCAATGTGTGAAAAATGTTGGCGTGCAGAAGACAGTGGCGTACAATCTTTTAGACAACGATTTAAACAATACGATAAATTTATAGGAAGTAAACCAGAGTTAAGATATATAGAAACTGCTTTGTCTACGCATTGCAATCTAACATGTAGAATGTGTAATGAAAGATTTAGTAGTAAATGGAAACTAATAAACAATCCTGGAATGTCAGTTGATGTTTCAGTTGATTCGTTTGACTTGAAATATTATGATACTGATTTATCTAAATTAGATTTTGTTAAATTTGTTGGTGGTGAACCTTTATTAGATAAGAAACATGCGGATTTTTTAACACAGATTGTAAATAAATCAGACAAACCAGAAAATGTAAAATTATATTATCATACTAATGGAACTATAATACCAAAACAAGAAATATTTGACTTGTGGTCTAAATTAAAAGAAGTGAACATTATATTCAGTATTGATGCAATAGGTGAGGCAAATGAAATACTTAGACCTCCACACAAATGGGATACAGTTGATAAAACTGTAAATCATTTTATAGAACATAAAACTGATAATGTTGATTTAGGTATGCATACAGTAGCAAATGTTTTTAATATTCATTTAATGAAAGACGTATTTGAATATTCATTCAAGAAGTTTAACAAAATGCCTGGATTTGATTTATTAGATTATCCAGAACATATGTCATTAAAAAATTTAGATAAAAATATAAAACAAAAACTCTCACATTTGTTAAAGTCGCAGTTCGATGGACAAGAACGATTGAAATACTTACTAGATTTCATAAATCAAGACACAAAGCATTCATTTACAATAAATCAAATTATAGACAAAGAAAAAGAAAATGATGCTAGAGTAAATACAAAGATAGAAAAGTTAGGACTGTTAGATATATGGAATTCATTTTAAAAGTAATTATATCAGGGTTATTAGTGGCATCAGTTAGTATGATGGCACAAAGAAACGCAACAATGGCGGCTCTTTTAATGGGTATACCTTTTACAGCCTTTCTTTCTATGATATTCATGTGGTGGTCAGGTGTAGATGCACAGACTTTTCAACAGTTTTCTTTTGAGACTATATATTTCGTATTGACAAGCCTCATATTTTTTGTTATAGTAGGGATACTAGTAACAAAAATAGGTTTCTGGTATAGTGTAATGATAGGAACATTTATAACAGTAATACTATATAATATTCTCTTGAGGTTTTTATGAAAAAAATTGTAGGTATCTGCGGGCTAATAGGACATGGAAAAGACACAGTTGCAGGTTATCTAATTGAGAATAATTTTCAAAGAATTAGTTTTGCAGGAGTATTGAAAGATGCATGTGCAAACATATTTGGTTGGGATAGAATTCTTTTAGAAGGAAACACACCAGAGAGTAGAGTATTCAGAGAACAAGTTGATGAATGGTGGGCTAAAAGATTAGATATACCTAATTTCACTCCAAGATGGGCATTACAACATGTAGGTACAGATGTATTCAGAATGAATTTTCATCCTGATATCTGGGTAGCGGCTTGTGAAAGACAAGTTGAAATGACAGATAAAAATGTCGTTATATCTGATTGTAGATTTTATAATGAATTAGATGTAATCAAAAGATTAGGTGGAAAAACTACAGTTGTATGGCGTAAAGCAAAACCTGAGTGGTGGGACAATGCTTGTAAGGCAAATCAAACAAAATCAGATAATATGATAAATCCAATGAATAGGTATCCAGATGTACATAAAAGCGAGTATAGTTGGGCTGGTTGGAATTTTGATATAGAATTCGACAATTCTGGTGACTTAAAAAATCTGTATAGTCAGGTTTCAGACCTATTGTCTACGTAGTTAACTCAAAAAACGCACTTTTTTCTCCATTTTCGATAAATAGTAGTAACAATTACATTAATTGTTTATTAAGTAATTAAGAAAAAGGAGAAACAGAATGCCTACATTAGTATCACCGGGCGTGTCAGTTACAGTAGTCGATGAATCGCAATACGCGGCGGCTACTCAAGGTACACTTCCACTAATAGTTGTTGCAACTGCAACAAACAAAACAGACGCATCTGGTTCAGCTATCGCTTCTGGAACATTGGCCCAAAACGCCGGTGTTGCATATCTTGTTTCTTCACAACGAGAATTAGTTGAGACTTTCGGAGAACCTAAGTTCTATGAAGTTGGCGGCTCAGTTGTGCAAGGAGCAGAAACTAGTGAATATGGATTATTGTCCGCTTATCAATATCTAGGAGTTTCAAATAACGCCTATGTTATGAGAGCGAACATTGATTTAGCACAGTTAGAAGCTACAACAACTGAACCTGCGGGAGCAATCACAGCCGGAACTTATTGGCACGACACTTCATCTTCTGCTTTTGGTATTTTCAAACATGATGGAACCAATTGGGTTGCATACACACCAAAAGTATTGACAGATGCACCTGGAACAGGAAATGTCGAGGCCATTAACGCGGACGGTTTTGCGTCACCTACAAACACATATGGTTCAGCAGGCGAAATCGCAATCGTAGCCTCAACCGCAAAAATTACATATTGGGAAAAAGTTGGTGTAAACTGGGTCGTATTAGGCGACACAGGATCAGCAGATTTCCAATTTTCAAAATTTGCACCTACAACACAATCAGACGGTACATCAGCATTAACAACTGGTAACGTTTATGTTCGTTTAACGAAACAAGGTGGTGGAGCAGATTTAAGTACATCAATTTATGATGCATCATCAGGTTTATTTACGGCAGTTCAAGCACCGTTCTATTCTACAGATGACTTAGCAAGTGTTGATTTAATCGATGCTGGCGATGTATATGCTAGATACGATGCAACAAAAGGATTTGTTGAACTACGTAGACACACTGGTAAAGCAGAAACACAAATAACATCTGGAACAATTCCAAGCACAACATCGATTAGTGCAGACTTCACAATCGAAGGTGTAGGATTCCAACCAAACGCATCAACATTAGATGCATTAATAATCAATATGCAAAATAGCGCCGCACTAAACAGTGCAAACGTTAATGTTGAAAAAGTAGGTTCAAACAAAATCAGATTTACAAAAACAGATGGAAAAGAATTAAACATTGTTTTCGCATCAGGTTTTGGAGCAATGGGTTTTGCATCATCTACAATCATTGATAGTGTTTGGGCAGATTTATCATACGAAGCCAAAGCTACACAACCAACAGGTGTTGTAACTGATGGTACTTTATGGTATAATCCAGACCTAAAAATGGAAGTTCTAAAATGTGTATATGATGGTACATCAAACGTTTGGCAAAGATATGCATGGTCAGAAGACGCAGATGGTTTACTAGGACAAGAACTACAGTTACGTACTGGTATGCCAACAACTCGTAAAGATGGATCAAGTCCATTAAATACGGGTGACTTATGGGTCGACGGCGATGAATTACCATACCCATCAATTTATGTTTGGGATGGCGGAAAATGGGTCAAGTTAGATAATGCAGACCAATCATCACTTAACGGTGTTGTATTTGGACATTACTCAAACGATGCTCCATATGATGCAGATGGTAACTTTAATGTTCGTACTGAACACTCACTTACACCAAACGCAGAATTATATCCAGAAAACATGTTACTAGTTAACATGGATTACTCTACATACAATGTTAAAAAATATGTAGGCGATAAATGGGAATGGGCATCAGGTTCAAACTTAGATGGCTCAGGAAAATTCGGTGCTCATGCACAACGTCACATGGTTGTGGAAGCTATGCAGGCGGCAGTCGCAGGTAATGATGGTATACGTTCAGAAGCCGTATACTTCAACTTGATTGCATCACCAGGATACCCAGAACTAATGGATGAAATGATTGCACTAAACAAAGATAAGAAAGAAATCGCATTTGTTATTGGTGATACACCACTAACATTGAAATCAGATTCTACTTCTCTTAAAAATTGGGCAACTGATAACGCTCCTGCAGAAACATATGCAGGCATTTATTACCCACATGGTCTATCTACAGACTTATCAGGTAATGATGTTGTTATCCCTTCATCAGCGGTCGCACTACGTACTATTGCATTCTCAGACCAAGTATCATTCCCATGGTTTGCTCCAGCGGGCTTGACACGTGGTGTAGTAACTAATGCAAGTAGAGTTGGTTATGTAAATGATGAAAATGAGTTTACACAAGTTAAACTAAGCAATGGTCAAAGAGATGTTTTATACACAAGTCGTATCAATCCAATCGCAGACCTTCCAAATCAAGGTCTAGTAGTTTATGGTCAGAAAACAACACAGGCATTTGCATCAGCACTTGACCGTATTAATGTTGCAAGACTAACAAACTACATGCGTTTCAACTTGGATCAACTATCTCGTGGTTTCTTATTCGAACAAAACGATAAGATTACACGTGATAACATGCGTGATGCAGTAGAACGTTTCTGTGGTGAACTAGTTACAAACAGAGGTTTATATGACTTCTTAGTAGTTTGTGACGAGTCAAACAACACACCAGCACGTATCGATAGAAATGAACTATACGTTGATGTAGCAATTCAACCAGCTAAATCAGTAGAATTCATCTATATCCCACTACGTATTAGAAATACAGGTGAATCTCTAGCATAATTGCAGAGAAACTAACAAATTTATTAAAGCCCCTTAGAAATAAGGGGCTTTTTTATTAACTACAACTTTAATTCCAATCATAATTGATAAATACTCTTATAAACAAAGAAGTTTCGAAACTTTTTAGGAGACAAAACAATGGCAAGAACATTAAATACTTTCGGTGTACCTACAGATTCCGGTGATGGAGTTACTGGCTCAGGTATTCTACAGCCAAAACTGAATTATCGTTTCCGTGTACAAGTTGCAGGTTTCGGTGGTGTAGCAACTAACACTACTGAGTTCACAAGACAAGTTATGAACGTGACGAGACCTAAAATCACTCACGAATCAATTCCAGTAGATTCATATAACTCTCGTATGTATATGATGGGTAAACACACTTGGGAACCTATCACAATTACTTTACGTGATGATATAGCTAACAACTTAACAAAACTAGTTGGTAGACAAGTACAATCGCAGTTGAACCACAGAAATCAAGCTGGTCCGGCGGCAGGTACTAACTATAAGTTTTCTACTTTAATTGAAATCTTAGATGGTAACTCAGGTAACCCTAACGAACAATGGCAACTTGAAGGTTGTTTCGTTCAGAATGCAGATTATTCACAGTCAGACTATTCGGTTTCAGATCCAGTAACAATCGTACTTACATTACAATATGATAATGCGGTATTCACTGATACTGAAATTATGCCTGATACAACATTCGTTAATAATTCAAGCATTCTTGGTTAATTTGGGGTAAGCTATTATGGCTAATACCAAACAAGGTGGACAGAATAAGCAAGGTAATATTGTCGTTCAAGACAATAAGAACGCTAAAAACAGATTTGGGTTCGGCGGTGTCGGACCCATTACACTCGCCCCTAAAACGGGTGATATGTTTTATCTTGAGTTTCATGACTCAGAGCCGTTAGACGGCGTTAACAAAAAACTTCCGTTCAATCAATTCGCAAAAGGCGTAAGTGGCGTTTCAGTTGCCACAACTACTATTCCAATAGACAGATATGGTAAACGTGTTTATATTCCTACACGTATGGATTATCCTGAAGTTCAAATATCAATGTATGATATAGTCAATGGAAAAATGTTTGATTTTGCTCAAGGATTATATGAACAGTTTTTCAGAAATGGAAAAATGAAAACTGACTCAGCAAATATTGAACAATCAATAAATGCAAATCCAGATGAAGTACAAGGAAGACAATTTTCAAATAGAGGAAAGTCATTTCACAATAGTTTAGAGAAAGTAGTAATATTTCATTTCTTTGGCAATGTTGATGGAACTACTGACCAAGGAGATCCTCGTAACGAAAGTCAAAATGTAAAAAACGATAGAACGGTTCCAAGGTCTGGCGCAATACAAAAAATTGAATTGATTAATCCTATTGTAACTAATATAACATTTGGTCCTAGCGATTATGCAGATGGACAACTTAGAACAATAGAAATTGGTTTACAACCAGAAAACGTTGTATTCGGTTCAGTAACAGAAGAAGTAACATTCCCATCATGGTTGATGGATGGTTTACCAGTCGAAGTAGAAACTGCTATAAGTGATGTAGAAGGTGGTAACTATTCTACAGCCAAAACTCAATTTTTAACAGATAAACTAAATGAATTAATTAGTCCAAGTCAGTTTGAAGGCAATGAAACTTTTGTACAAAATACTAATCCACAATTTCAACAAGCATTAAACAGTAGACAAAAATTTAATGCTCAAAATAACGTTATAAATCAACAAAAATTTGATGAGTTGGCAAAACTTAATAATAAATTGGCTTTCTCAGCAACTACAAGTCCAGATGCTGATGGAGAGGCTGATATAATAAGACAAGAAATTCAAGAAGCTATATCAAGACATGGCTTTGTAGAGGCTCTTCCAACAAATGAAAGATTTGCTGATCCTTTTGTACCAGAAACAAAATATCCTCAAGTGGCAGATTTTGCTAATCTAGGTAATACTTATGATGGTGGTACAGGAAGATATGGTGGAAGTAATTTAGGTGGGGCAATAAAAAATGAATTAGTAAATGCTTTCTTCAATGGAAGAAGTATAAATTGGGGTAACATAAGAGATTCAGCGGCACAAGGAATACTAGGAAATACTAACGTAGGTACTTTACAAAACTTAAGTAAAACATCTCAGAGTAGATTTGGTATCGCAGGAGACTTAATTAGAGACGGCATTCTTAACTCAGGAACTGCAAGTGGTGGACAAATACAAACTACAACTGTTCCTTCAAATATAAATGCTAACTCTACAAGCACAGTTTTAAATAATGCACAATCGAATATTGCTAATTTAAAAAATTTAACAAATGGGATTAGATAATGGCGTTTGATATTGATGTACTAAAAGCTAAATTAAAGAAAAAAGGTTTTACAGATGAGAAAGCCAATTTGTTTGCTAGAGAGTTAACCAATACTGCAAGGGCTTACGGTCTAAATCCTTATTCATTAGTTGATGAAGTAAGTACAGACTTCAAACTAAACGACTTAGGATCATTCGTAATTAATAGTACTTTGCGATTTGGTTATCAAACAGGTAAAGTAAAACCTCAGAAACCAAATAAATATGTCGCAAGGGCTATATTTGAATGAGACAAAAATATCATCAAGGAAAATACACTATAAAAAACCCACAGAAGTATTCTGGCAAGGGTGAACCTACCTTTAGAAGTAGTTGGGAATACACATTCATGAATTTTTGTGATGATAATCCAAGTGTAGTTGCTTGGGCTAGTGAACCTTGTAAGATAACTTATCAAAATCCTTTAAATGGAAAAGTAACTGCATATGTACCAGACTTTGTAATTGTATATATGGATAAAAAAGGAAACAAGAACGCAGAATTAGTAGAAATAAAACCTGCAACACAATCTAATCCAGAGTTTGCGAAAAGAAGAACAGACAGGGCGGCAGTTGTACAAAACTTTGCTAAATGGGACGCGGCAACTTCTTGGGCTAAGAAAAGAGGTATGCGTTTTCGTGTTCTTAACGAAGGTGATATCTATCAGAATGCTAGAAAACCTAAACCTGTTAAACGAAGAAAAAAGTAATGTTAGAAGTTAATATAAATAGAATAATGAAAGGTATTAACTGATGACTAAGAAACTAGAAGAAACGTTTAATATATCTAACGATGAAGAACAAGATAGTAATGAAGAAAATACTCCTACTATCGAAGAATCTCAAGAAATAACAGAATTATTAAATACCGAAATCGAGAATACTGAAAAAATCGATGCGGCCTTACCTGTTGTTACAGACTTAAATGAGCATGATAGAGAAATGGACGATATTCATGCTAAAGCATTGAAAACATTTGAAGATTTACTACAATTAGGTATGAATGTCGAAGTACATGCAGGTGCAAAGATACTAGAAACTGCGAATCAACTGCTAAAAACTGCAAAAGAGGCAAAAGATAGCAAAGTAGATAGAAAATTACGTATGATTAATCTTCAATTACAGAAAGCAAAGCTGGATCACCAAAAAGACAGGGATACTACTAAATCTGATGAGGAAATCACCGCAGAAGGCACGTTAAATATCGATAGAAACGAATTATTGAAAAGAATCGCCTCTGCACAGAAGATTGCAGACGAGGCCACTAAAGAAAGTAAGTAAAAAGTAACAAAAATGATAAATAAGATTATACGTTGGAGTACAACATGAAAAGTTTTAAAGAATTTTTAACAGAATCAGAAAAAGAGCATAAAATGACTCTACGTTTTTGTTGTGATATAGATGAGAACGCAGAAGATAGAATTGAAAAGTTTTTAGGCAAATACGATTTAAGAAATATGTCTAAAACATCAAAAACACCTATCTCTAAAAATCCTATGTTCTTCAAAGATGTAGAAAATTCAGAAGTATCTAAGATTGATGTTGTTACAGGTTATCCTGTATCAGCCGATATCTTACGTCAACAATTAGCAGACCAGTTGTGTATGCATATTAAACATGTTGCAGTACATCCTGAAGGATGGGAACCAACAGAGGAAGAAGATAAAGATGAAAATGCAGAACCTTTACTTACTTCCGAAGAAAAATCAGAATCAGATGCAGGTAAAAACTATGGACGTACATTTATCGATGATTTCTTAAAAACTCTTACACCAAAAGAGATGGAAACAAAAGAAAATGAATTAAGTCCAAAAGAAAAAAGAGACCCAGCACCTGAACAAATGGATAAGGAAGAAAAATCAAGTCCTTCTGTTATCTCAGGAGATGAAAAATGAGTAAGCATTACAATTTAACTGTTACTGATGATAATGGTAAGTCAGTTACTACTTCAAACACAAGCACAGAACATTCAGACGAAATTTTACGTATGATGCATTTAGCAGGTATGCAGGACGCATCATGTGGATGTGGCACAAGCCCATGTGGTTGTGATGAAAGCATAGAAGAAAATGAATACCAACCAACACCGGCTAACGATAAGTTAGATTTAGATGACTATTCAAAAAAATCAGGCGAAAGTATTCCAAAACAAAAGAAAAGTTTAGATAAAGCACCTTCAAGAGGTGATAATCCATTAGAATATTCTTTAGATGAAAATGAAATCTTTGAATCTTTAATGAATGAGTTTGAAGAAGTAAAAGAAGCTAAAGTAGGAACACCAGGCAGTCTAGAAAAAGTGGAAGCACAAATTAAAAAGTTAAAAGACATGGCACAGAAAGCCAAAGACGATGGTGATCCACAAAAAGCAAACACTATTCAAAGTAGTGATGAAATGACTGAACTTCTACGTAAACAAAGAAAACTGAAAAATGAGTCAGTAGAAGAAGGTAAACTTAACCCAGGTCTTCAAGCATACATAGATAAGAAAAAAGGTAAAAAAGACGATAAAGAAGATAAAGTAGAAGAAAAGAAAGCAAAGCCTGACTTTGCTGATATCGATGGCGACGGCGATAAAAAAGAAACAATGAAAAAAGCGGCCAAAGATAAAAAAGAAAAAGCTAATGAATCTATTGATGAAGGTTTTGAAGCAGATGAAGTCAAAGCAATCTTAGCCAAACATGGTGTATCAAGTATAGACGATATGGAACTTGATGGAGAACTATATCAAGACTTATTTGATTACTATTCAGATGAAATGCCTTATGGTACACAAAAAGCTAGAGACGGAGATCCAATGGATTGGATAATAACTAGATTAGATGACCTAGGTATGGTAGAATCAACTAGTGAACAAAAAAATTCCGAAGAAGTAGAAGATACAGGCTTAGAATCTGAATTAGATAGATTAAGAAAATTAGCAAACATCGAAAAAGCAAGTTCAGAAGAAGTTGAACAGGTAGATGAAATTCTTCCTGCCGTACTTCCAGTAGCTAAAGCAGTAGGTGGTGCATTGCTTAAGAAAGGCATCAAAGGCACAGTAGCACGTGCAGGTGCAGGCATGGCGGCCAAAAAAGCAATGGGTTCTAATAACCAAGCATAAATCTTAAAATCCTCTAAATACTAGTGCAATTATGCACAACTAGATTACCACCTTAGGTAAAGAGGAGACAATCATGTATGATAAAGAGATGATGATACAGATGATGGAGGACCTTCAGCATCAGGCATCCGAGATGGAGAAAAACGTCAAAGATATGCTAGAACAAGAAGGAAGAGCATGTGGAATTGAACTTGATAAAAGAAAAAATGCACGTGACCTTATGGAAGAGTTAATGGAACACCAAGATAATCAAGACGATGCACCAGCTATGACATGGGCATATGTTCCTGAAGACCAAGTGAACTATGATACTCATGCATCAGATTGGACAACTGATATGCATACACAAGCATTATATGAAACAGGTGCAGATATGCACAATCATGATGACATTGAGTGGGTTGAACCACCAGTAGAGGATCATGATGCACTTCCAAGTGATGTAGAACCAATGATGGATGATGAACACGAAGAAAACAAAGAATAATTCATCTAGATTAGTTACCATAAAAGCAGTTCTTTTGGACTGCTTTTTTTATGCATAAATATAATTAAATGAGTATTTAATTATGGCAGATTTAACAAAAAAAGCATATCAGAAAACACAATTTAGTAATCAACAACTATTAGATTTTAGCAAGTGTGCAAATGATCCTTTTTATTTTTTAAATAATTACTTTAAAATTCAGCATCCTACAAAAGGTAGTATGACATATGATGCTTATAAATTTCAAAAAGGTTTATTGAATTCTTATCACAATTATAGATTTTCTATTTCCATGCTTGGAAGACAGATGGGAAAATCTACAACTGCGGCTGGATATCTACTATGGTATGCAATGTTCAATGCTGACCAAACTATTTTAATTGCGGCACACAAATATTCAGGTGCCCAAGAGATTATGCATAGAATTAGACATGCATATGAACTATGTCCCGACCATATCAGAGCAGGTGTAACAAGTTATAACAAAGGAAGTTTAGAATTTGACAACGGTTCACGTATTATTGCACAAGCAACAACTGAAAACACAGGTCGTGGTCTTTCAATTTCTTTATTATACTGCGATGAGTTTGCATTCGTAAGACCTAACATTGCAAAAGAGTTTTGGACTTCAATATCTCCTACTCTAGCAACAGGAGGTAAAGCCATTATAACTTCAACACCAAATTTAGATGATGACCAGTTTGCAATGATATGGAGTGGTGCAAATAAAAAGATAGATGAGTATGGTAATGAAAAAGAAACAGGAATAAATGGTTTCAAACCTTTCAAAGCAATATGGGACGAACACCCTGATAGAAATCCTGAATGGGCAAAAGAAGAAAGAACACGTGTTGGAGAAGAAAGATTTTTACGTGAACATGAATGTCAGTTTATTGCATTTGATGAAACACTTGTTGATAGTATAAAACTTTCTCATTTAAAAGGTAAAGAACCAATTCACAAAACAGGACAAGTAAGATGGTATGAAAAAATTAACAAAAATTCTACTTACGTTGTTGGTCTTGATCCTGCTATGGGTACTGGAGGAGATTATTCAGCAATCGAAGTCTGGTCTTTACCAGAATTAGTACAAGTAGCAGAGTGGCAAAGTAATCGTACAGATGTTAGAGGTCAAGTAAAAACAATGCATGATATATTATCTATTTTAAATGATGAGATGAAAGAACTTGGTGCTAATAATCCAGAAATATATTGGTCAGTTGAGAATAACTCATTAGGTGAGGCGGCTTTGATTGTAATTGATGAAATGGATGAAGATAAATTTCCAGGTGAGTTCTTACATGAACCTAAGAAACGAGGAATACAAAAAGCAATAAGAAAAGGGTTTACAACATCGTACAAAACAAAAATTACTGCTTGTATGAAGATGAAGTCTTGGATGGAAAGTGATAAAATGGTACCTCTGAGTAGAAATTTAATCAGAGAGTTAAAAACATTTATAGCAAAAGGTAAAAGTTTCGAGGCAAAACTAGGAGAGACAGACGATTTAGTATCTGCAACACTTTTATGTATACGACAAATACAAGTAATATCACGATTCGATGAAGATTTTATGGAAACATTAGGAGAATCGTTGGATAGTGACGATAATTACAATGACCCTCTTCCTGTGATAATTTGATAAATACATCTATAAGGAATTTATACAATGGCTGTGAATTATTCAACAATAGCAGAAAAAATAATGCGTTATATTCAAGGAAATGGTCTTTCTTTGAAAATGTTTGATTCTGAGAATGGTAAAAGTGTATCTAATCCAGATGATGCACGATTTTTTTACATCGATGAACCAAATATGATGGTATCAATAGATGAATCTTCAAAAGAAGTAAAACTTCATTTTGGTGAAGGTGTAGATATTGATAAACCAAAAGCAGAAAAAATTATGAACAGTCTTAAAAATCTTTCACGTGAGTATATGTTAGATTTCGATGTTAGGTCTTTTGGCAAACATATCGAACCAAAAAACTATGCTTACAAATTAGACAAAAACAAGGAGCAGACTATGAGTGATGTATTCAATGAAGGTATGTCAAAATTAGAAGGATCTTCACGTACTAGTCGCCAGACACTGGAAAATGTAAGACTAATCGTCAAACACCGTGCGCCAGTAAACGAGGAGCAACGTGGAGCACGTTCTCGTAACATTTCATCAATCTTTGTTGAAAATGCAGAAGGTGAACGTTTCAAGTATCCGTTTAAACATTTAAATGGTGCTAGAGCAATGGCGAGACACGTAGCACATGGTGGTGTACCAAGCGACATGGTGGGTGAATCGATTATAGAACTATCATCAAACTTATCAAAATTAAAAGAGTTTATGAATGTTGTTAACAGACAATCTCTAGTTAACGAAAACAATCGTTCAGTTGTACTAAATGTAAAACGTAGAATGGAGTCAATTAAAGAATCTATTAAACGAATTCAAGGTGCAAAAGGATATCAGGCGTTTGTTGAAAAATTAGCAATCAACGAAACAGAAGAAAACAAATCAAATGAGATTACAGAAGATACAGTTGATAATTACGTAAAGAAATTTACAAAAACAACTTTTGAAGAATCATTAAGAGATGTTTTACCGTTAATTCATCGTGTAAACGAAGAAGAAATGGAAGATAATCGTTTGAATCAAATCCAATCAGTAATGAGCATAATTACTTCAAAGGATAAAAAGACAGGCGAAAAAATGAATCGTATCTATTTCCCAGCACGTACTGATGGTTTTGATTTTGATAAAATTAAAAAACAATACAGAGAACCAACATCAAAAGAAGAAGCAGAAGAACAAAAGAAAATGAAACTTGCGTTACAAGTCGATGATTTAGCACACCGTGTAGATGTTGATGCTAAAGACGATAAGAAACGTAAAAACAAAGGTCACGATAGAGCGGCTGAGTTATCAAACTTCTTAGGTGATGTTGCAGATGATATTCGTAATGGTACAAATTTATCAAAAGATAAATTAAAACTTGCAGGTTATTTAATGAAACTTTCAAAAACTGCTACAGAGGGCGAACAAGTTGTTAAACAAAATATTGAAGAACAATTTGATTCTATGTTAGCAGAAGCATTTGATAAGTTTGAGATACCGGCGTAAGGATAGATATGATTATAACAATAACAGGCGAACAAGAATTTGTCAAAACTACAGAAACTACAGTAAGTGATGCTAAGAGAGTTTATATCTCTTGGGCAAAAGAATCTGTAACTACTGAAGGTAAGTATATCGAACATAAAGAACTTACTGACAAATCTAAGCCACATGACGAATCTACAAATCCATATGTGTCTATCGGTAAAGTTTATATAACTAAAGAACAACCTCTTATCATAAGAAAGTATCCAACAGACGTTTTAGTATCAAACGTTGGATCAAATGTTATATCAGCTACACCAATTTTCGACAGATAATATTCAAAAAATTCAATAAAATAGGGGCGTTTAGGCGCCCCTTTTTTTACCCACAAAAAATTTTCAAAAAATTCGTATTTAACGCTTGACTTTGAGGAAAAAGATAAGTATACTTAGTACATGTTTGAATATATTATTGTAATATGTACTCAGGCTAATATAAAACTAATACAGGCTAATATAGGAGAAATATAATGGCAACCTTAGCAGAAATCCGTGCAAAACTTCTTGCACAAGATAACAAATCGGCAGACAATGCCAACGCAAATCGTGGGGTAGACGCAATCTATCCTTTCTGGAATATGGATACAGACTCAACTTCTGTAATTCGTTTTCTTCCAGATGCGGATCAATCAAATACATTTTTCTGGCGTGAACGTCAAATCATTAAGATGACATTCCCTGGCGTAAAAGGCGGGGACGAATCTAAGCCAGTTACTGTACAAGTTCCGTGCGTAGAAATGTGGGGTGATACGTGTCCAGTACATGCTGAGATACGTCCTTGGTTTAAAGATCCTTCAATGGAAGACATTGGAAGAAAATATTGGAAGAAACGTTCTTATATTTTCCAAGGTTTCGTTGTTACAGATCCAATGAACGAGGAAACTCCAGAAAATCCAATTCGTAGATTTGTAATTGGACCACAAATTTTTAAACTTCTAAAATCTGCACTTATGGATCCAGATATGGAAAATCTTCCAACTGATTATGATGCAGGTACAGATTTTCGTTTAACAAAAACTCAAAAAGGTCAATATGCTGACTATTCAACTTCAAATTGGGCACGTAAAGAACGTTCTCTAAATGAAGATGAACGTAAGGCGATTGAAACTCATGGGTTATTTGACTTAAATGATTTCATGCCAAAACGTCCTAATGATGAAGAATTACGTATCATCATGGAGATGTTTGAATCATCAGTTGATGGTAATTTGTATGATCCAGAGAAGTTTGGTTCTTATTATAAACCATATGGTTTGGATGTGGGTAATACAAAATCAACTCCAAAAACAGAGGCAACTGAAACTAAAACTGCATCTGCTCCAGTTCAAGAAACTGCTCCAGCACAGGCTCCTGCTCCAAAGGCAGAAGTAAAAGCTGAACCAGTAATGGCTGAGGCAAAAGCACCAGCATCTGCTAGTGCAAATGGTGGTAGTACAGATGCCGCTGATATCCTGGCGATGATTAGAAATCGTAAATCTGATTAAATCATCAATTAACTTAAGAGGGAGGGCAACCTCCCTCTATTATAAAAGGAGTAAAAGATGCCAAGAGCATTTGATGTAAGTAAATTTAGAAAGAGCATAACAAAATCGGTACCCGGTGTTAGTTCAGGATTTCGTGATCCAGATACATGGGTATCAACAGGTAACTACTGTTTAAACAGGTTAATCTCTGGAGACTTCCAGAAAGGTATCCCATTAGGTAAAGTAACAGTTCTAGCAGGTGAAAGTGGTGCAGGTAAATCATTCATCGCCGCAGGAAATGTCGTTAGAAACGCACAAGAAAAAGGAATCTTTGTTGTTCTTATCGATAGTGAAAATGCACTAGATGAAAAATGGTTACATGCTTTAGATGTAGATACAAGCGAAGACAAATTGTTGAAATTAAATGTTGCAATGATTGATGAAGTTGCTAAAATTATTAGTGAATTTATGAAAGATTATAAGGCAGAATATGCCGATGTAGATGATGCAGAAAGACCTAAAATTCTTTTTGTTGTTGATTCACTTGGAATGATGTTAACACCAACTGATGTTGACCAGTTTGGAAAAGGTGATATGAAAGGTGATATGGGTAGAAAACCTAAAGCACTGGCGGCACTTGTAAGAAACTGTGTAAATATGTTTGGTGATTATAATGTTGGTATGGTTTGTACAAATCATACATATGCATCACAAGATATGTTTGATCCTGATGATAAAATATCAGGTGGTCAAGGATTTATCTATGCAAGTTCTATTGTTGTAGCAATGAAAAAACTAAAACTAAAAGAAGACGAGGCAGGTAATAAAATTTCAGAAGTACGTGGTATTAGGGCGGCTTGTAAAGTTATGAAAACTCGTTATGCAAAACCTTTTGAAGGTGTGCAAGTAAAAATTCCATATGAAACAGGAATGGATCCATACAGTGGACTAGTTGATTTCTTTGAATCAAAAGGTGTTCTTGTTAAGTCTGGTAACAAACTTGCTTATACAACTTCATCAGGTGAGATAATGTCAGAGTTCAGAAAAAACTGGACAGGTGATAAACTTGACATTATCATGAATGAATGGGGAACTAAAGATTTTGATGATGAATCAGAAGAATTAGATGCTCCAGTTGAAGAAAACTTAGAAGTAAAAGAGGAAGCATAATGGCTAAATATTTTTCGACCAAGTGTTATGGGCATAACATTGGTTTAAGTGCGGTGTTCAGGCAACCGTTAGCACACTCACATTGTAAACTACTACATGGTTATAGTTTATCTTTTAAATTTACATTTGGTTGTGATGAATTAGATGAACGTAATTGGGTTGTAGATTTTGGTGGACTCAAACCTCTGAAAGCATGGCTTGAAGAAACGTTTGACCACAAAGTTGTAATTGATGTAAATGATCCTAAGAAGAATGATTTACTATTGTTAGAGACTCAAGGTCTAGCAAGTATTGTACAACTTGAAGGTGTGGGGGTCGAGAAATTTGCCGAACATGCTTGGCGAAAGGCGAACGAGATAGTAAATCAAATGACAAATGGACGTTGTAAATGTGTCAGAGTAGAGTGTGCAGAACATGGTGCAAACTCGGCAATTTATGAGGTCTAAATGTCTTCTATTGATATTGAAACAGTATTTGAGTTATGGGAAAAAATTAAACCTTGTATCCCTGCAAAAGATAAGTTAGAGGTTGCAGAAATCTTTATAAAGACCGCTGACGAGGCAGGAGTACTGAAAGAGGATATAGAAGATTTAGTATCTCAAGATAAAATATTGGAAGAGGCATTCGACCGATATTATGAAGATGATTATGAAGATGATGAAGAGGAATGGTAGTCTATGAATTGGTACAGTGAAGTTGTAAAAGATTGGAGTAAGATACCAGCTATGGTTGATTTTTATTCTAATGAATTACTAGAGGCAAGAAAAGAAGTCAAGATATATGGTAATGTAGAAAAGAATGCTACAAACTTACCTTCATATGTTGAATTACGTTTTGCTCAACTTCAAGAAATAGAGGCTATCCTTGAACATCTTAATATACAATTAAGAAAGAAACGAAGTGAATATTTAAGAAAGTATCTAGAGAATTACAATAAAGCACTTAGTAGTCGTGATGCAGAAAAGTATGCTGATGGAGAACAAGAAGTTGTTGCAATATCAGAACTAATCAATCAAGTTGCATATACACGAAATCAATTTTTAGGGATAACTAAGGGTTTTGAAATTAAACACTTTCAGTTGACTAATATAATTAAACTGAGGGTTGCAGGAATGGAAGATGCTGAAATAAACAATAGACATTAAGAATCTATTATAATGGTTAAATAAGAGAGCCATTATATAGAGGATAGGGAGATAAGAATGACGAAAATTCAAGTAGAAAAAAGGGACGGCAAGAAAGAACCGTTAGACTTGGAAAAAATGCACAAAGTAGTAATGTTTGCTTGTGAAGATATAGCAGGTGTTAGTGCAAGTGAAGTAGAATTAAAATCCCATATACAGTTTTATGATGGTATCAAAAGCGAAGAAGTTCAAGAGACACTAATTAAGGCGGCATCTGATTTAATCTCGGAAGAAACTCCAAACTATCAATGGGTTGCAGGAAATCTAGTTAATTATCATATAAGAAAAATGGTATATGGTGATTTTGAGCCTTGGCATATTCTAAAGGTTGTAGAAACAAACGTCAAAGAAGGCTTTTATGATTCAGCATTATTAGAAGATTATTCAAAAGAAGAATGGGACGAAATCAATTCGTATATAAAACATGATAGAGATTTCGATATCGCATATGTAGGTATGGAACAGTTTCGTGGTAAGTATCTAGTACAAAATAGAGTTACTGGAAGACTATATGAAACACCTCAGATTGCATACATGCTTATTGCGGCTACATTATTCAGTTCATATGAAAAAGATATTAGATTAAAATACGTAAAAGATTATTATGATGCAATTAGTAATTTTGATATTTCTTTACCAACTCCTGTTATGGCAGGCGTAAGAACACCACAAAGACAATTCTCAAGTTGCGTTTTGATTGAAACAGATGACTCTCTTGATTCTATAAATGCTACCTCAAGTTCAGTTGTAAAATATGTTTCTCAAAAAGCAGGTATCGGTATTGGTGCTGGTAGTATTCGTGCTATTAACTCTCCAATTCGAAATGGTGATGCTAGTCATACAGGAGTTATTCCTTTTTATAAACTATTTCAAGCAAGTGTAAAATCTTGTTCGCAAGGCGGAGTACGTGGCGGAGCGGCAACTTTGTATTATCCTATTTGGCATTACGAAGTTGAAGACTTACTTGTTCTAAAAAATAATAAAGGTACAGAAGATAATCGTGTACGTCATATGGATTATGGTGTACAATTTAATAAACTTATGTATGAAAGATTGATTGCTGGTGAAAATATTACTTTATTTTCTCCAAGTGATGTTCCTGGTCTATATAATGCTTTCTTTGAAGACCAAGATAAGTTTAGAGAATTATATGAAAAAGCAGAACGTAATACAAGATTAAGAAAGAAAACTATTCCTGCATTAGAATTGTTTTCTATCTTTATGAATGAAAGAAAGAATACAGGAAGAATTTATTTAATGAATGTGGATCATGCAAATGACCATGGTTCATTTTTACCAGAAAAAGCACCTATCAGACAATCAAATCTTTGTTGTGAAATTAATTTACCAACTAAACCATTAACATCTATTACAGATGAAGAAGGTGAAATTTCATTGTGTACTTTGAGTGCTATTAATTGGGGTAATATCAGAACACCAAAAGATTTTAGGAAACCATGTGAACTAGCCGTAAGAGGACTTGATGCATTATTAGATTATCAAAAATATCCAGTATTAGCGGCTGAGATATCAACAAACAATAGAAGACCTCTTGGTATTGGTATCATTAACTTTGCTTATTGGTTAGCTAAGAATGATACAAATTACTCAGATCCTGATTTAGAATTAGTTGATGAATGGGCAGAGGCATGGTCTTATTATCTTATTAAAGCATCTAACGAATTAGCAAAAGAAAAAGGTGCATGTCCAAAAAGTTTAGAAACAAGATATGGTAACGGTATAATACCATCAGATACACGTAAGACAGATGTTGATGAATTAGTCAAACATAAAGAAAGAAGAAAATGGAAAGAATTACGTAAGAGTTTAAAAGAACATGGTATTCGTAACAGTACATTAATGGCTTTGATGCCTGCTGAAACATCAGCACAGATATCAAATTCAACCAACGGTATAGAACCACCAAGAAGTATGGTTAGTGTTAAGCAATCAAAACACGGCGTTTTAAAGCAAGTTGTACCAGGGATTCACAAGTTAAAGAATAAATACGAGTTACTATGGGATCAAAAGTCTCCTGAAGGATACTTAAAGATTATGGCTGTTTTACAGAAATACATAGACCAAGGTATTAGTGTAAATACAAGTTATAATCCTATCTTCTTTGAAGACGAAAAAATACCAATGAGTGTGATGTTACAACACCTTATTATGTTTTACAAATACGGTGGGAAACAATTATACTATTTTAATACGTTTGATGGACAAGGTGAAATCGATGTTCATCAGGAAGATGAAAAGAAAACGAGAGAAGATTTTGAAACAGATGAACAGTATGATGATTATTGTGAATCTTGTGTGATTTAATGAATGAACAATGGAGAAAAGAAAGTAGACTTTGTTATAGACCTGTTTGGCATATAAACAATGACCCATGGGCAAAACGTCCAGATTTAAGTCATAAATTAAAATGGTTTAAGACATGTGAACATACAAATGAAGCAGAAGATTTAGGAGAAATATTTTACGATGACTTTGAAGATGTTTTTAATTTTATAGATTTAAAAGTATCTAATACAGTAAAATTTGAAGACTATGCAACATTTTTAGAAACATGGGTTAAAAGAGCAAATAGAAATTTATGCATGTTGCATATTTCAAATAACAAAATCGAAGAAAATCTCCTTGATTGTACATATTGGAAAGATATTGTAAAATACTTATGCGATAATGTACAAAATAATTGGATGCTAGAAATAGCAAACAAAGTAACAGAGTTAAGCAATGAACCAGTGGATCCTGATTTGTTGCAGATGTATAAAGATAATAAAAATATAGTCTTTATGTCAGTAAGACAAGAAGTATATGATCCAAAAAGAGAAGTTGATTCTGTGCCTTTTCAAGTAATAGAGTCCATAATTAACTTTAAGGATAGAGTACCTAAAGAATTTTGGGGAAACTTTTAAAATAAATAGTAAAGTAGGAAAATAGGAAGAAAAAATGTCAGTATTTAATTCAGAGAATAAAACGGATCATACAAAGGCGTTAGCATTTTTGGATCCATCAGGTGGCGTAAATATTCAGCGATATGATATGCTAAAGTATAAACAGTTTGATAAGCTAACAGATAAGCAGTTAGGTTTTTTCTGGAGACCAGAAGAAGTTGATGTATTGAAAGATGCAAACGATTTTAAAAACTTAACAGACCATGAAAGACATATTTTTACTTCAAACTTAAAAAGACAAATTCTTTTAGACTCAGTACAAGGAAGGGCACCAGTTGAGGCGTTCTCTCCTATTGTTTCTATACCTGAATTAGAAGCATGGATTCAAACTTGGACATTTAGTGAAACAATTCATTCACGTTCATACACACATATTATTCGAAATGTATATGCTGACCCATCAAAAGTATTTGACGAAATGATGGACATTAACGAAATTCTAGATTGTGCGGACGATATATCTAAAAACTATGATGAATTAATTGAAATGACAGGTTATTACAATCTTTTAGGAGAAGGCAATCATACAGTAAATGGTAAAAAGGTAAAAATCTCAAAATACGAAATTAAAAAGTCTCTTTACAAAACTTTAATGAGTGTTAATATTCTTGAAGGTGTACGTTTCTATGTTTCATTTGCATGTTCATGGGCATTTGCAGAATTAAAGAAAATGGAAGGTAATGCAAAAATCATCAAGTTAATTGCACGTGATGAAAACTTGCACTTAGCAAGTACACAAACACTATTAAAATTACTTCCAAAAGATGACAAAGACTACATCAAAATTGCAAAAGAAACAGAAGATGAATGTATCAAAATGTTTGTAGATGCAGTAGAACAAGAAAAAGCATGGGCTCAATACTTGTTTAAAGATGGTTCAATGATTGGTCTAAACGCACAATTACTTGATAATTATATTGAGTGGATTTGTTGTAAACGTATGACCGCAGTTGGATTAAAATGTCCATATAAAGTAACACAAGCTAACCCATTGCCTTGGACACAAAAGTGGATTGCAGGTGCAGAAGTACAAGTGGCTCCTCAAGAAACTGAAATTTCAAGCTATGTTATTGGTGGCGTTAAGCAAGATGTTGATAAAAAGACATTTGGTGGCTTATCTCTTTAACGATTCATACGAATCATTAGCCAAACGAACAATATAATCATTAAAAGTGTGAACGCACCATAGGCCATCCCTATGACAAACGAAAATTGGTCTATTTCTTGGGCTAAATTTCTCATATTGTATTTATAAAAGCCAGGGATTCCAACAAAAATTAAAACTTGACAATACCTTCGATTTATGATATTCTATATCCTAACGAAAAGGAGGTACTATGTTTAATTGGTTAAACTTGAGTACAAAAAAATCTTTTTCAACAGAAAAAGGAGAAACGATGAAAACATCAAAAACGTCAAAACAAGACAGATTAGTTAATGCTCTTAAAGACGGAGAGGCTTTAACTGAATCAGCAATGAAACACAGATTTTCTATTGCTAATCCAAGAGCGACAGTATCCGCATTAAGAATGAAAGGATACGCCGTGTATGCAAATAAGAGCAAAAACGGTAAGACTATCTATAAGATGGGCGCTCCTTTAAGAAGGGTTGTAGCCGCTGGATACAGGGCTTTAGCTAACGAAAAGGTGTTTGGGTAAACATTAACTTATAAATGAGTCCCTGGCCCGATGATTTACCAGATTGGGAAGACTGTCCAATATGTGGTGAAACAATCGATGAATGTGATTGTCTCTGGGCTAGGGACAACTCTATGACAAGAAAAATCAAAATAAAAATTACAGACGATAAAGAATTTTCCGAAGAAAAAGAAGGTTTAGGATTAAAGAAGATATTCAAATCTGTGGCAGGATCTGCTCCAAAAGGCACTACTCATTTA